AAAATTTGACGTGTATCCGTCTGCATATGCTAACGCATACGCTTCTAAAATTTGTGCAGGTAAAATTAAAGATCCATCTGGAGTTAAGAGAAAAGACTTTAGAGGTAAAAAAGCTATGGGTGGAATGATTCGATCTACATATAAAAAAGGTGGTGGTGTCGATACTGGAAAAGAGGGTGAAAAAAGAAGCAAACTTCTTACCATGTTAGGTAGATACACTGCAAAAACAAGAAGTGCAAAAAGACCTAGTAAAGCTGAGGGTGGATTAATGGAAGCTACACAAAAACTAAAACGACAAGGTTTAGGTATGGGTGGTAAAGCTTGTATACAAATAAAAGGTTTTGGTAAAGCACGAAGACCAAGTAGATAATCATGGCTAAGAACGGTTTAGATAAATGGTTCAAACAAAAATGGGTAGATATTGGAAGCAAGCGAAAGGATGGTTCGTTCGCAAAATGTGGCCGTTCAAAACAAAAAGCAGATGCAAAGAGAAAGTATCCGAAATGCGTTCCACTTGCAAAAGCCACACGGATGAGCGACTCGCAAAGGGCGAGTGCTGTCAAACGAAAAAGAGCAGCGGGTAATGTAGGACCGAAACCAACTAACGTTGCAACATTTGCAAAAAGAAAGAAAGCAGCAAATGGTGGTTACATGGGAAGTTTTTTAAAATTAGACGTAGATGGGAAAACATATGGAAACCCAAGTTTAAAAAAATATTATAAGGGCATGGTGTAATGAGAAAACAGGATAATATGCCTGCAAGAAATAAAAAAAACTTTAGACCCACAAAGTCTGGAGCAGGTATGACACGAGCCGGTGTTGCTGCATACAGAAGAAAAAACCCTGGCTCAAAACTAAAAACAGCTGTGACGGGTAAAGTAAAACCTGGATCTAAAGCTGCGAAGAGACGTAAGTCCTTCTGCGCGAGAAGCGCCGGTCAAATGAAAAAATTTCCGAAAGCAGCAAAAGATCCTAATTCTAGACTACGTCAAGCTAGAAGAAGATGGAAATGTTAATAGATTTTTTTAAAAAAATATTAGGACTAGATAAATTAGATTATAGAATTAGACAATTAGAAAGAGCAAAATATTGGAAGGAGAAATATGAAAAAACAAAAAGAAAGGGTAGAAAATGATGGATCCATTAGTGGTTGTAGCTAAAATACAAAAAATGATGAGAGAAAACTTACAGAGAGTTGGTGATGCCATGATTAGTGGTGGTGTTGACAACATGGAAAAATATCAGTATATGTTAGGACAAGCGAGAACATATCAATATCTATTACAGGAAATCTCTAACCTGCTAGAAGAAAAGGAGCAAAAAAATGAACGAG